GTTTCAGTACTATCTTTGTGGGTTCAGATCACGGATTAAGTTCTGGTGATGAATTTGAACTTCGTGGTATCAAGATGGACTGCGGTGATTCTGGTACTGGTCCTCTTGTTAATGTAAGTGCCGCAACATATGATGAAAATAATGGTTTTATTGAAATAACAACTAGTGCAGCACATGGAGCATTTGCAGGAAAAACAGTACAAGTTAAAGATTTAGAATTTACCTGTCCTAGTTCTGGGATCGGACCAGTTGTTAATGTAGATACAGCAGTATATGATGAATCTAGTGGCAATCTAACAGTCACTACTACTGGTGTCTCTGGTATTCACACTCTCAGGACTGTTCAAATCAAGAATCTAGAATTTAGTTGTCCTGGTGGTTCTGGTATTACTACGACAATCTTCCCAGATGGAACAAGTAACTTCATTTCAGGGTATGGTCCAGATGTATTTAAAGTTACTGCAGTAAATTCAACGACCGAGTTTGTCGTTAATGTTGGACCTTCCACAATTGCACATACCTATGTTAGTGGTGGTACTGCACAAGCAGGTATTACAACTACAATCTTCCCAGATGGAACAAGTAACTTTATTCGAGGTTATGGTCCAGATGTATTTACAGTTGTTCAAGTAGACTCACCAACTGTACTCAAACTTAGTGTTGGAGTATCTACAATTCCAACAACTTATGTTTCTGGTGGTACTTTACAAGCAGGTATAACCACATCAATTTATCCAGATGGTGTACAAGGTGGTGGTGATGCTATCTTTGATGCTTATGTTGGTACTGGTGGAACAGTTGTCTATACGAATGTAGGTATTTCCACGATTGAACATACTTATAATTCTGGTGGTGAACTACGAATTGGTGTTACTACATCTATCTTCCCAGACGGAACATTTGGTGATTGTTTTGAAGTTGAGTCATTCGTTACAGATAGGCAAGTAGCAATAAACGTTGGCATGTCAACTTTTGCTCATAGTATGGTAGAAGGTGGAACAATACAGAAGACAAGAAGATTTAGACCAGATATTGGTCAAATTAGAGATGTAAGTATTCAGATTGATTCTGATACTGGCACTAATAATACTGTTGGTAACTGTAAGAATGTTATTTCTGCTGTAAATACTGCAGTTGGAATTTGCACTGCAATCATTGAAAATGGATTCCAAGCACTTCAGGATCCAGCATACTTAGAAGTATCAACAGCAGCATATGTTGCAAGTAATGGAACACTTACATTAAATACAACAACAAATCACAATCTTTCCAATGGTGATAAAATTAAGTTAAAAAATAATTCTATCGTATTTACTTGTGATTCTGATGGTGGAAATACTCAAATTGGATACCCAGATAAAACCAGTCCAATTTTTGATAAGTTTATTCCAGTCACGGTTACTGGTGCTACCTCACTGACTGTTAATACAGGAGACGCTGGTACTGCATCAACACTAACTCACAGTTTCGTTTCTGCTGGATCATCTGTAATCAACTACGGTGGTGTTGGAATTTCTACAAGATTCCCAGGTAATGGTGGTGCTGGATCCGACTTTATAAATGATCCTTCATTCTCTCCTGGTACTGACGGTCCTGTCCTAAAAGGTCCATATGTCAGAAACTGCACCAACTTCATTGAAAATAGCATCGGTATGAGAATCGATGGTTTTGATGCTGATCCTGGTGATAAAGACGAACTGGGTGTACAGGGATCAATGAGTGTTGACTCATTCACCCAATACAATCAGGGTGGTATCGGAGTATCCATTACAAACGGTGCATATGCTCAGTTGGTGTCTATCTTTACCATTTGCTGTAACGAGGCAATTGTAACCCTTACAGGTGGTCAGTGTGACCTTACAAACTCCAACTCATCCTTTGGTGAGTTTGGTCTAGTTTCTAAGGGTGTTGGTGATGAAAAATCCAGTTCTAACTATAGACAGACTGCTGAAGTCGTTAAGGCAGGTGATCCTGGAAGAACAGATGCTCAAGGTAGATATGATATTGGTGATAGAAGAGTTGTTCTGAGTGGTGTTGGTACACAAAGACCTTATGATGGTCAAACATTATTCTTTGATGAACTCTACTTCTCTGTAGAGAAAGTCAAGATTACTAATCCTGGTTCTGGATATCAGGGTGCTGTTCCAGGTGTTACATTCTCTGATCCAACGGGTCCAGATGGTATTACTGCACAAGGTATTCCCATTATCGAAGATGGACAAGTTGTTGATTTCTTAGTTGCCAACTCTGGTACTCAGTATCAAAAAGATTCGTTCCCAGTAATCACAATTACACCACCAAATGATGGTGTAACGGCAACTGTCGAGGTTCAACGAATGCAACCACTCTACTTCAAGGTTGCATCTTCAACACTTCCCAGTGGCGGGATTGCAACTGTCACCATGAACCAAGGACTAAATAACAATTTAACGGGTGGTGAAATTGCCTACATAACTCGTCAGAGTTTGCAGATTACATCTTCACACTCATTTGAATATGTTGGTGCAGGAAACACAATCCTTACCGCAAGACCTTCAGTCGGAGGTATCATCATTCAAGATAATGAAGTTGTTCAAGAGGACGGTGGTCTTGTAGTTTATACAAGTACCGACCAGGCAGGTAACTTCAGAATTGGTGATGGTATCCAAATTGACCAGGCAACTGGAACGATCTCTGGTCGTGTTTATATTAAATCATTGTTCAACAGCGTCACACCCTTTATTCTAGCACTCGGAGGTTAAATCATGGCAGCAGTTGCAGTTAACAACTTTAGAACAGTTACTCATACAGTATCCACAGGTACAGCAACAGAAATTTATACTGCACCAACTGGTTATACATCAGTGTTTCTATTAATTCAGATAACTAACACTGACATAGCAACAAAAACAATAAGTCTTTATCACAAAAGAGAGTCAACAGAAACAGCACTCTTAATAGATTACCCAGTCGCATCTAAAGACAGTTTGAGTTTACTTAACGGTAAACTTGTACTACAAACGGGTGACAAATTGGCAATTAATGGTAGTGCATCAGGTGTATTAAAATTAGTTGCATCTGTTCTGGAGACATCCAACTTCTAATACGGTATCAAATCAATGCAAGCACGTAAAAGGTTTTTTTCAGGTAGAGAAACATCTTTATCTCTGGGAATACAGGATTTTTCCGCAAATGACACAGTTCTCGAAGTAACTGAGGGACGAGTTGGATTTGGTACAACTCAAGCTGCGTATCAACTCACCGTTAATGGTGATATGCAGTTACATAATTCACTATATGATTATACTAATAGTCCAGGAGAGCAAGGATTATCCTTAGTTTCTACAGGTTCTTCCGTTGTTTGGGGAACACCAGAAATTACTTTTGGTGGTATTACCGTTCAAGAAGAAGGTGTTGTAGTTGGTAGTGCTGGCAGTGTTCAGATATTGAACTTTGTTGGTGATAGTGTTACTGCGGATTCTTTCCTAGGTATTGCAACCATTACAGTCGATCCATTTGATCCTGTTGGTGACAATACTTATGTTCAGTTTAATGATAATGGAAATTTTGGTGGTGCAGAAGGATTAGTATATAACACAACTCTGAAGAGAGTTGCAATTGGTGATACATTATTTGGATCAGAAACATTATATGTAACTGGCAATGTTGGAATTTCCAGTGAACTTAATGTAGAAAAAGTATTTGTCTCAGATAAGTCACCCACCCAGGCAAACGAACTTGCCAGTAAAGAATACGTTGACCTCTTCGCAACTGCTGCACTTGTCATTCAGCAAGCAGTTTCTGCAGGTACAACACAAAATCTTGCTTCATCAGTATATCAAGATGGTCCAACTGCTGGTATTGGTAATAGTTTTCTAGGTATTGGTGCATCTCTATATTCATCTGTAAATGGTATACTTACAGTTGATGGATTTACTCCAGTTGTTGACGATCGTATTCTTGTTAAAGATCAGACCAGTGGATTACAAAATGGATTCTATGCAGTTAAAGATCCTGGAAGTGGATCTTCTCCATGGATTCTAGAAAGAACACAAGATTTCGACCAACCAGATGAAATCGTTGCTGGTGCGTTCACCTTCGTTACGAATGGTAATGAAAACCAAGCAAATGGTTTCGTGCTTATTGATATTCAACCAAAATTTGCTGCTGGTGGTTATGTTGGTCTCTCCGCACTTGAATTTACGCAGTTCTCTGCTGCTGGTCAGGTAGAAGCAGGTGATGGTCTGTATAAAGACGGATCTGTTATTAATGTTGGTACTGCAAATTCTGATCGTATCAGAGTCAATGCTGATGATATTGATCTAGCTGTAGTCTCAACTTCAAATACAGATACAGGCAGTGATAATGAAAAGTTCTTTATTACCACTGTTCAGACTGATGGATATGGAAGAGTAACTGGTATTGCAAGTGATAAGCATCAATTTGCATCATATACAGATCATGGTGTTGTAAGACTTGATCCTCTTGCATTCCACATTAATCCAGTTTCTGGTATTATGAGTCAGGCGGTTTATACCAATATAACCAACCTGAATATGCCTCTTGGTAATAATATTGGTATTGCAACTATCAATCTAATCAAAGGATGTGATATTGATACCAATGGTGATATCTTATCCATGAATAATGGTAATTTCCTTGGAATTGTTACTGCAAATTCATTCTCTGGTGATGGTTCTGGATTGAGTAATATTGTCACTGGTGTTGGTCTTGCAACTGAAGGTGGTTTTGTTGGTAGTGGTGCAACAACCATCGATTTCAGAGGTCCTGGTGTTGGAGTAGTTACAATTGATCTTAATACTGGTATTGGTACTGTTAGGGTTGAAGGTGGTGCAAATGTAGATGAAGTTGGTAATGCAAACCAAGTTCTTTATAAAGATAATAATAACGTTGCAACAACATCCGCAAACTTACAGTTCAACGGAACGAACTTAACTTGTGCTGGTCAAGTTACCGCAAACTCTGACGAAAGACTCAAGGAAAACGTTGAGACAATCACAGATGCACTCGATAAGGTTCTTGATCTGCGTGGTGTATTCTTCAATAGAATAGGTGATCCAGAACGTCAGATTGGTGTAATTGCACAAGAAGTTGAGAAGGTTATTCCTGAAGTAGTTCTTGAGGCAGGTGATGGAGTTAAATCCGTTGCATACCAGAATATAGTTGCTCTCCTAATTGAGGCAATCAAAGATCAGCAACTTCAAATTGATGAACTTAAAAGGAAACTCAACTAAATAATTTCACTAAGTCATAAACATCATGGCAAAGACCTGCAAACCAGGATATTACTGGTGCTATACCAGTAAGAAATGTAAAAAAATTCCTCTTGGTTGGCATGTAGGTCGTGGTGGCGTACTTGGAAAGGATGATGAAGATAATACAAACGATAATGAAAATGGTGAATCTTCTGAAGGTGGTGGTGAAAATGGTGGCGGGGTGAGTGAAGGAAATCTTCGTAAATGGTTCAAAGGATCTAAATCTAAAGATGGAAAAAGTGGATGGGTCAATGTAGTTACAGGTGGAACCTGTGCTAGTGATGAACCAGGTGAAGGAACTCCAAAGTGCGTTTCTTCATCAAAACGTTCTAGTATGAGTAAGAAAGAAAGACTTTCTGCTGCTAGAAGAAAGAAAGCAGCAGATCCTGGTCAACAATCAAAATCTGGTGCTGCTAAACCAACTTATGTTGCAACAGATAAAAAAGAAGAAGTAGAAATTACTGATGCATACGGTGAACCATTCGCAGTAATTAACGATCTTATTGAGAAGGAACCAATGAAATCAAACGCACCCGATATTGAGAGTTATGAAACCTATGATATCGAAGCAATGACAGAAGGAAAAGATAAAAAAGGAAAGGGTAGTGGCACAAAAGATGCTTGCTATCATAAGGTCAAGTCTCGTTATTCTGTATGGCCTTCTGCATATGCATCAGGTGCTTTAGTCAAGTGCCGTAAGAAAGGTGCTGCCAATTGGGGAAATAGTACTAAAGAAGAATTTTCTGACTGGAGATCTGAAGTTTTTAGTGAAGGTGCAATGCCTGCAGCAATTGACCCCAAAGCACATAGAGGTCAACAACGTGCTGCAAAGGTAAGGAATCTTGCCACGAAAGGTTCTACCGAAGGAGAAAGATCAGCAGCAAAAGGTAAAACCAAGGGACCCGATCTATTTGGTGAAGCTTGCTGGGCTGGATATGAAAAGAAAGGTATGAAGACAATGTTTGGAAAGAAATATCCAAACTGTGTTAAGAAAAAGAAGACAAGAAAAGAAGAAGTGGAACTTGATGAAAAATGTTGGGATTCACATAAGCAAGTTGGTATGAAAAAGAAGGGTGGCAAGATGGTCCCCAATTGCGTTCCTAAGAATGAAGAAGTTGAACCAAAAGAAGTTTGCCCATACTGCAGTTGTGATCCCTGTGAATGTGAAGGTGTAGCAATTGAAGAGGCAGTAAGAGTTCCTGCAAAAACTGGTAACATTCTGTCCGTCATGGTTACATGGAGAGGTAAAGGATATTCTATCAAGATATTCTTCCCACAAGCAAAGAGACCTACCAGGCAGGAAGTTGAACTCGAAGTTCAAAAGATCTATCCTGGTGGTAGAGTAAGATATATGGAAATTGCGGATGTCAAACCTGGTGAGCAATTCCTGCAGGTTTCTGAGGGTGCTGCATGGACTAAGAAGTCTGGTAAGAACAAAGAAGGTGGTCTCAATGAAAAAGGACGCAAGTCTTATGAAAGAGAGAACCCTGGTTCTGATCTAAAAGCACCTTCTAAGAAGAAAGGTAATAAGAGAAGAGCATCATTCTGTGCAAGAATGAAAGGTATGAAGGCAAAACTAACTTCTGCCAAGACTGCTAGAGATCCTGATAGCAGAATTAATAAAAGTTTGAGAGCTTGGAATTGCTGATTGATTTATGAATGATGTATACCTTGGTAATCCTAATTTAAAAAAAGCAAACACTCCCCAAGAGTTCACAAAAGAACAGATTGAGGAATTTATTAAATGTAAAGAAGATCCCGTATATTTTGCAAAAAATTATGTAAAGATCGTAACACTTGATCATGGTCTTCAACCATTCAAGTTGTATGACTTTCAGGAAAAGTTAGTCAATAGATTTCATAAAAATAGATTTAACATCTGTAAGATGCCTCGTCAGACTGGTAAGTCTACAACGTGTGTGTCTTATCTACTTCACTATGCAGTCTTTAACGATAGTGTAAATATTGGTATCCTGGCAAACAAAGCAGCAACTGCCCGAGAACTTCTCGATAGGTTACAAACTGCTTATGAGAACTTGCCACGATGGATGCAGCAGGGTATTATATCCTGGAACAAAGGTAGTTTGGAGTTAGAGAATGGGAGTAAAATACTGGCAGCATCTACGTCTGCAAGTGCTGTCCGAGGTATGTCTTTTAACATCCTCTTTCTCGACGAGTTCGCATTCGTCCCGAACCACGTTGCTGACTCGTTCTTTGCCTCTGTTTATCCTACTATTACTTCTGGTAAAAGTACCAAGGTAATTATTGTATCTACTCCACATGGTATGAATCATTTCTACCGTCTGTGGCATGATGCGGAAAGAGGGAAGAATGAGTATATTCATACAGATGTTCACTGGTCAGAAGTTCCAGGAAGAGATTCTAAGTGGAAAGAACAGACTATTGCAAATACTTCAGAAGCACAATTCAAAGTTGAGTTTGAATGTGAATTTCTAGGATCAGTTGACACACTGATTGCCCCCAGTAAATTGAGAACATTGGTGTATGATTCACCAATGCATAAGAATGCAGGTTTAGATGTATATGAACCTGTAAAAAGTAATCATGATTATATAATGACAGTAGACGTTGCTCGTGGTGTTGGCAATGATTACTCGGCATTTGTGGTTGTAGATATCACAGAGTTTCCTCATAGAGTTGTAGCAAAGTATAGGAACAATGAGATCAAACCAATGTTGTTCCCAAGTGTCATCTATGAAGTTGCAAAAAATTATAATAGTGCATATATTTTATGCGAAGTTAATGATGTTGGAGATCAAGTAGCATCAATTCTTCAATACGACCTTGAATATCAGAATGTTCTTATGTGTTCAATGAGAGGACGTGCTGGCCAGATTGTTGGGCAAGGATTCTCAGGTAAGAAGACACAACTAGGTGTCAAAATGTCCAAGACGGTTAAGAAAGTGGGATCACTTAACCTCAAAGCTATGATTGAAGAGGATAAGTTAATCTTTAATGATTATGAGATAATTGCCGAACTTACCACATTTATATCAAAGCACAATTCATTTGAAGCAGAAGAAGGATGTAACGATGACCTTGCAATGTGTCTTGTAATCTATGCATGGTTGGTAGCACAAGACTACTTCAAGGAACTTACCGATCAGGATGTTCGTAAAAGAATATATGAAGAACAGAAGAATCAAATTGAGCAAGACATGGCACCATTCGGATTTATGGATGATGGACTAGAAGACACTAGTTTTGTTGATGCTCAGGGAGATCGTTGGTCTAATGCATCAGTTGGTGAATATGGTGATATGTCATATATGTGGGATTATAATTAATGGATACTAAGCATAATGAATATTGATGAGCAAATCAAACTGGGACATCTATTATTATATGATAGAGAATGTAGAGTTTGTGGTCAGTCTAAGAATCTTGTAAGTGAATTTTATAGAACCCGTAAAGATAGAGGACCTGTAGCATCTTCATATTCTTATGAATGTAAGGAGTGTACTATAAGAAGGATAATGAAAAATAAGAATTGCGATAATCGATGGGAATATCCAGATTGGTAGTTCACGTCAAGTTTCCCACATGAAAAGTGACATTTTAATAAATATTTTTTAGATAAACTGAATCACACGGAGAAAAACATGGCGACTCCTCAATTATCTCCAGGAGTATTAATCCGAGAGGTTGACTTAACTGTTGGAAGAGCTGATAATGTATTAGATAATATTGGTGCCATTGCCGCGCCATTTGCAATCGGTCCTATCGATTATCCTATTGACGTTTCTACCGAACAAGGACTAATTAATAGTTTCGGTAAACCAATTTCAACAGATAGTCAGTACGAGTACTGGATGTCAGCATCTTCTTTCTTATCTTATGGAGGAGTCCTTAAGGTAGTAAGAACGGATGGAACTAATCTAGTCAACGCAAACGCAGCAATTGGTGCTGATCAGAAGACTTCAACTGTCGGAGATGCATCACTAAAAATTAAAAATATTGATGATTACAACCTAAATCATGCGGACGAAGTAGCAAGTTATGCGTTTGCTGCTAAAACTCCTGGTGAGTGGGCAAATGAACTCAAGGTTGCCTTTATTGATGATAGAGGAGATCAAATCCTAACTGTATCTGATGCAACTGGTGTAGTTGTTGGTTCTGCAGTTACATATGCTTACGATAACGAAGTTCTAGTTTCTGGTGGTTCAACTTCAGCACTATCTGGTCAAACACTAGAAGGTGTTGTTACCGAAATTGACGGACTTGATATTACAGTCAAGGTTGTTCAGAGAGTATCTGTAGGTGGCACGGAATATCCACTTGATTATTCAGAAGGTTCTGAAGTAGCATCTTTCCCCGAAACTGCAGTCATTGGTACTGCTGCTGGTGAGATTTCAATCGGTGCTGGACTTGCTGCAACCGTCACCTCACAAAAAGATTGGTATGATCAGCAAACAATTTCACTAGACAACGGACTCATTTACTGGAGTCAGATTGCACCAAAACCTGGAACTAGCAACTATGCTAATGACAGAAGTGGTAGATCAGATGAACTACACGTAGCAGTCATTGATGATTATGGTAGTGTAACTGGAATCAAGGCAAATGTTGTTGAGAAGCACATTGGTCTTTCTAAGGCAAAAGACGCAGTATCTGCAGTAAATTCACCACAGAAAATCTTCTATACTCAGTATCTTGCAGATTTCTCAGAGTATATCTATGTCGGAGACAACGTTTCTGATGGAAGTGGTAACGAAGAAGTTGCAGTATCTAAAGCAGGTGCCTCTGTTGCTTCTGGACTTTGGGGTCAAGATGCACAATATATTGATTTTGCATCTGTTGGTAATATCACCTACAAACTAAAAGGTGGTAAGGATTATGCAAGTGGCAATCAGAGAATGAAAGCAACTCTTGGAGATCTTGTTACGTCATACAGACTCTTCAGAAATGAAGAAGAATTCCCACTTGATTATCTAATCATGGGTCCTGGTTGTTCAACCAAGTATGAGTCACAAGCAAAGGCACAAGAACTGATTGCAATTGCAGAACTTAGAAAGGATTGTGTTGCTGTAGTTTCACCTCATCGTGCTGATGTTGTTGATATTGCTAATTCAGAAACTCAGACAAATAATATTCTGGAGTTCTACTCACCACTTGCATCCTCATCTTATGCAATATTTGATACTGGATACAAGTACACTTACGATAGATTTAACAATAGATTCCGTTACATTCCAACGAATGCAGACATTGCTGGTCTATGTGTAAGAACTTCTATTGAAGCATATCCTTGGTTCTCACCTGCAGGACAGCAAAGAGGAGTTATTAACAATGCAGTTAAACTTGCATATAACCCTAATAAAGCACAGAGAGATCGTCTCTATCCTAAGAGAATCAACTCAGTCATCAATTCACCAGGAACAGGTATTATCCTCTTCGGTGATAAGACTGCACTAGGTTACAACTCAGCATTCGACAGAATTAACGTTCGTCGTCTATTCCTTACAGTGGAGCAAGCACTCAAGAGTGCTGGTGACGCACAACTCTTTGAACTCAACGATGAGATTACAAGAGCAAACTTTGTTAATATCGTAGAACCTTACCTCCGCGATGTTCAAGCAAAGAGAGGTCTCTATGGATTCCTAGTTGTTTGTGATGAATCTAATAATACTCCCGACATCATTGACAACAATGAATTCAGGGCTGACATTTTCCTCAAGCCTACAAAATCAATCAACTACGTCACTCTAACATTTGTTGCAACACGCACAGGTATTAGTTTTGAAGAAGTTGCTGGCAGAGTTTGATATTCATTTTTTATAAATCTAATCAGGGAGACTAAACTAAAATGGCAAACAACAAGCCCTCACTTAAGAACTTATCATCATTCAAGACAAGACTTGCTGGTGGTGGTGCAAGACCGAATATTTTTGAAGTACAATTGGATCAGTTTCCTGCAGAGGTTCAATCTCTGTGGGGATCTGAAGAGCAAGTTGACTTCAGATTTTTCTGCAAGACAGCTCAACTTCCAGCATCTAATATTGCTGCAATCGAAATTCCTTTTAGAGGTAGGACATTGAAGGTTGCGGGAGACCGCACCTTTGATACCTGGACCGTTACGGTTATCAACGATGAAGACTTTAAGATCAGACATGCTTTCGAGGCATGGATGAATCTACTCTCCAAACTTGATAATGCAACTGGTGCAGTTAACCCAACCTCATATATGAGGAATGCAACTGTTCACCAACTTGGTAGATCAGACAGACTCGAAGGAACAAAAGTTCGTAACAATGTTACTACTGCTGGTCCTGGTGGTGGATCCACAGGAAGTGGTGACACTACTGTCCTAAGATCATATAATTTCATTGACATTTTCCCAACAAATGTTTCTGCAATTGATCTTTCTTATGACACCACGGATAGTATTGAAGAATTCTCAGTTGAATTCCAAGTTCAATACTTTGAAATGGCAAATGGTCCTGGAACCCTCAAGTAATACCTAACTAAATAGGTAAAACTTAGCAATTAAATTATGGCTAGACTTTTTGGATTTTCAATTGAAGATTCAGACCCTAAGTCACCGTCAATCGTCTCCCCCGTGCCTCCGAATAATGAGGACGGGGTTGATCATTATCTAAGTACGGGATTTTTTGGATCTTATGTTGATATAGAAGGTGTATATCGAACAGAGTTCGATTTACTTAGAAGATATAGAGAAATGTCTCTACATCCTGAAGTAGATAGCGCTATTGAAGATATTGTAAATGAAGCAATTGTTTCAGATTCTGATGACTCACCAGTAAAAATTGAGTTATCAAATCTTAATGCTAGTGATGGTATTAAGAGTAAGATTAGAGAAGAATTTAAGACTATTCTAGATTTATTGGATTTTGATAAAAAGTCTCACGAAATTTATAGGAATTGGTACATTGACGGAAGACTTTATTACCATAAGGTAATTGATTTAAAAAAACCTCAAGAAGGTATTCAAGAGTTACGTTATATTGACGCAATGAAAATGCGTTATGTTCGTAAGACCAAAAAGGACAACTCTAATCCAAATGTTCTGGTTAGAAAGAACACTGAAGATCCAATGGATTATGTGTTTCCTGAGGTAGAAGAATACTTCATGTACACCCCAAAACTTCAATATCCAAACCAGGCAGCTGGTGGAATGAATGATTCTAAGGGTGTAAAAATTTCAAAAGATTCAATTTCATATTGCACTTCTGGTCTGGTAGATAGAAATAAGGGATCAACACTTTCATATCTACACAAAGCAATTAAATCACTCAATCAACTAAGAATGATTGAGGATAGTCTTGTAATCTATAGACTATCAAGAGCACCAGAACGTAGAATATTCTACATTGATGTTGGTAATCTACCCAAGCAGAAAGCAGAACAATATCTGCGGGACGTTATGAGTAGATATCGTAACAAACTAGTGTATGATTCTAGCACTGGTGAGATTCGTGACGACAAAAAGCATATGAGTATGCTTGAAGATTTCTGGTTGCCTCGTCGTGAAGGTGGTCGTGGTACTGAAATTACTACACTACCTGGTGGACAGAACCTTGGTGAAATTACTGATATTGATTACTTTAAAAAGAAACTATATCAGTCACTCAATGTTCCACCATCAAGAATGGATAGTGATAGTGGTTTTAATCTTGGTCGTTCTTCTGAAATTCTCAGGGATGAACTCAAGTTCACAAAGTTTGTTGGACGTTTGAGAAAAAGATTCTCAAATATGTTCAGTGATATGCTCAAGACTCAACTTATTCTTAAGAATATCGTCACTCCTGAAGATTGGGAGATGATGAGTGAGCATATTCAATATGACTTCCTCTATGACAATCACTTCTCAGAACTTAAAGAAACTGAGTTGATGACTGAAAGACTTAATATGGTTGCAACTGCAGAACCATATGTTGGTAAGTATTTCTCACAAGATTATCTAAGAAGAAAAATTCTTCGTCAAACTGATGAGGAAATCGTCGAGCAAGATAAACTTATCGATAAAGAAATTAAGACAGGAGTTATTCCTGATCCAGCATCAATTGATCCACAAACAGGAATGCCATTTGCACCTGAAGGTGGTGGTGATTTGGGTAAACCAGTCATGGAACCCGATATGAACACAGATGCTCAGGCAACTGCAGCACCAGAAATTGATGGTAAAGATCTCAAAGACGGTGAGATCTAATAAATAAAAATGTTACCCCTTTAAAAATCATGGACGATTTAATGGATATGATCCTACAAGATGAGTCACCTAATAATATTAGTGACAAAATCAAAAATGTGCTCTTTGCAAAAAGTGCTGAAAAAATTGATGCTTTGAAACCATCTATTGGAAACGCAGTCTTTGATGAGACGGAAGTTGAATCTGAGGAGGAATAAATATGGAAGAAGAATATCCGATTACAGACTCTGATGATATGCCACTAGATAATAGTGAGACTGGTTATTCATCAGACGAATCATCACCAATGGAGGAATAAGTATCATGTCAATGGGACCATTCAGAACTTTAAGTATTGACTATTTCCAGTTAGGTTCTAGCAATGATAGTACTTGCGAGAGTGCTACATATGTCAGAATTACAAATATCAATTCAGGAACTGCTTACGATTTTAAAGTAAGAACTACTGCAAACGATGATGCTACTACAACAGCAAAAACCATTATTGGACCTGGTGAATCTTTTATTCTTAAAAAAGATCCAGCAGAGTTCATTCATGGTGCTTCTTCAAATATCTATGCATCACCAATATCACCTAGAGAATAATGTCTTCAGATAATAGAGCAATTAAATTAAAAGGGTTAACCCTTCACACTCCAACGTCATATAGCACTATTGATGATGCAGTTTACGTTAGGGTAGTTAGTTTTTCCACTGGTGGTCAGAACTTCAGACTTGCTAATGATGCATCTGGAACCGATATTGTTGCAAGATATGCAGTGAGTCCCAGGGAAACAATCTATATCAAAAAAGAACCAGGTCAATATCTTGGTGGTGGATCTAGCTCCTTAAGATGCAGTTCTGTATCAGTAGAAGGTTAAGGAAACTAAATAATAAATAAAGTCACGTTTTTACGATGAAACTAATTAGAGAAGAGATAGAAAAGGTAGAAGTTATTACCGAAACAAGAAACGGTAAGAAAACTCTTTATATTCAAGGACCTTTTCTCCAAACCGAACAGCAAAATCGTAACGGCAGAGTATATCGTCGTAACGTAATGGAACGTGAGGTGAAGAGATATACTGATGAGCATATTACTAAAGGTCGTGCTCTAGGTGAACTGGGTCATCCAGATGGTCCAACTATTAATCTTGATCGTGTTTCTCATAAGATCGTTTCTCTTGAGCAAAAGGGAAATGACTTTATTGGTAAAGCACAAATTTTATCTACACCAATGGGTAAAATTGCCGAGTCTCTTCTTAAAGAAGGTGTGATGCTCGGAGTTTCTTCTCGTGGTATTGGTTCACTTCGTCCAACTAAAGAAGGTTATTCTGAAGTTGGTGAAGACTTCATGTTGGCAACTGCTGCTGATATTGTTGCCGATCCTTCTGCACCTGATGCTTTTGTTTCAGGAATTATGGAAGGAAAAGAATGGGTTTGGGAAGGAGGAATTCTTCGTGAGCAACTTGCAGTAAAAACTGCACGTAGAATCAACACTCTAGTTGATCAAAAAGCACTTGACGAACATAAGTTAAGTCTATTCAATGACTTTTTAAATTCACTATAAGTAGTGGTACTTACATAAAAATAATTAATTTATAAATAAATATAGTTAATCTAATCTACTAAAAGATAAACGGAGAGTCTCAAATGTCTAGTGACAACAATTTACAGGAAATGGAAGTAGGCACAAAGCAATCCAGTACTGCTGTTAACTCTGGAGCTGCTAAAGCAGATCCAATGCCCACAATGGCAGATCCTGGAACTCAACTTGCTTCTGTAGAAGATCTCGGTGGTCCTACTCCCGAGAATTATAAGTCTGATGATGATTCAGCAAAACTCAAAGAACCAGGCGCAACACTCAAGCAAGTTAGAGATGTTGTTACTAAGTCTGCTGGTAAAGCAGATGCAATGCCTGCTGGTATGAAGGAAGAAGAGGAAATCACTGACGAAGTGGTTGCCGAAGAAGAAACCACGGAAGAAGAAGTAGTATCTGAAGAAGAAACTACTGAAGAAGAAGTTGTTTCCGAAGAAGAATCAACCGAAGAAGTTGAGGTTGTTGCTGAATATAATATGGAGGAAGATGTTAACGCACTTCTTCAAGGTGAGGAACTCTCCGAAGAATTCCAAGAAAAAGCAAAAACCATCTTTGAAACTGCAATCAATGCAAAGGTTGCACAGATCAAAGAAGGTCTAGAAGTACAATACGAAGAAAAACTACTTGAAGAAGTAGCAGTAATCCAAGAGGGTCTAACTTCAAGAGCAGACTCTTATCTAGAATATGTTGCTGATGAGTGGATGTCCGAGAACGAACTCGCAATCGAACATGCACTTAAGGCAGAAATGACTGAATCCTTCCTCTCTGGAATGAAGGATCTTTTTGAAACTCATTATGTAACAATCCCTGAAGAAAAGTATAATGTAATTGATAGCATGGTAGAAAAACTTGATGAAATGGAGACTAAACTCAACGAGCAAATTGAGAAGAATGTTTCCCTAAACTCCCGTCTCGCAGAGACTGTTGCTGAGGGTATTCTTGATCAAGTTTCTGGTGGTCTTGCCGAGACACAGAAAGAAAAGCTCGCTTCACTTGCTGAAAGTGTTGAGTTTGAAAGTGAAGAAAAATATCGTGAAAAATTGGAAATGCTCAGAGAATCTTATTTCTCTACTAAAGCAACTCCAAAGGCAAAAACCGAGACGTTATCTGAAGGTGCAGACGCAGCTCCAGAAGTAGTTTCTGGGTCTATGGCAGCATACCTGAAGACACTCTCTTCATTTGCTAAAAACTGAATTTAATATTAATCAAACAAAAACAAACACTTAATAGGTAAACCTCAATGTTCAATTCCGAGCAATTGCAGGAGAAGTGGGCACCAGTTCTCGATCATCAGGGTCTTGATAATATTCAAGATTCCCATAAGAGAGCAGTGACCGCAGTCCTGCTAGAAAACCAAGAAAAATTCCTAAGAGAGCAAAACTCTTTTAACAACTCAGGTTCATTCCTCGCAGAAGCACCTACCAACGCAGTTGGTTCTGATGGATTCCAAGGTGGATCCGCAGCTGGTGGTCCTACCGCAGGTTTCGACCCCGTTCTAATTTCACTAATTAGACGTTCAATGCCTAACTTGGTCGCATATGACCTCGCAGGTGTTCAACCAATGAGTGGTCCTACTGGACTCATCTTCGCAATGCGTTCCAGATACAACAATCAGTCTGGAACTGAGTCAATGTTCAACGAAGCAGATACTGCTTTCTCTGGACAGGATTCTGGATTCGACAACACCAACGGAATGTCTGGTGTTGCA